TCCTGATTGTAGACGTAGCGTTCGCCAGCCGAGTTATCGAAGCTGGTCTGGCCACCTTCGGTCTTAAGCTGGGCGAGGCCGAGGTAACGCATTTCAGCGGTACGCTCCAGCGCCATCTTGGAGTTGTGCTTCGTGAAGATCTTGTCGTACTGCGACGGGATCTGCTCGTACTTGCCTTCAATTCCACGGAGACCGGGAAGCAGAAGGTCTTTAATGGCGGAAAGATTAACAGCCATGACAGCCTACTCCTTTTAGAACCCGGTCAGGGTCTTGGTGGTGACATTGTTGAAGCCAACAATGATCCGGTTATAAGCGCCAGTGGCAGTGCCAGCCGAACCCGGAGGATCGGTCACGAGGCTCACAACACGGAAGGGAAGGGTGGCGGTTGTATCGGCGCTGTTGTACACAATGTACGCACCAGACAGGCCATTGGAGGTGTTACCCGTGCCATAGGCGAACTGGACGTTAGCATTGATGCCAGAGGCGTCGATGCCGGTCGTGGTGTTACCACCGACCTGAACAACAAACCGAGCATTCGGATCGTTGACAATGTAGCCCTCAACAGTCTGCGTCGAGGCCACATCCGTGCCGGGCCAGTAGTTGGACCAGACGGTGCGCTTCTGCGAAACCGAAAGATACTTGCAGCCAATGAAAATGCCCGCAATCATGTCAGTGCCGGGCGTACCCTTAGCCACACCGCCAGCGGCGGTAGGGAATACGGGATCGCCAAAGAAAATCGCGCTTGCGTCGTAAGCAATCGTCACCGCAACCTGTTCATAGGTCGGCGCGGAACCATTGCCGCTTGCCTGAGTGAAACCGAAAGGCGTATTGGAATTCGCCATGACGGGCTCCTTTTTTACGGGAGTTTCCAATCATCGCGCAACGGGGCGACTAGGAAACGGGATTAGCTGTCTTCCCACAACGGGGGGAAGAAAAACCCATGAGGTTTCAAATCCATTTTAGTCATACAGACCCATAAATGTAAAGGGGGCCTAAAAGGCCCCCTAAAAACCATTTTGGGTCAATCCTTGGGAACTGGGATTGGTTCGTAACCTTTTGAAATCTTTGGCTTAACCCTATCGTGATCGCGCGTCAGCGTTCCTTCCGGGGTTGACGCAAGCTGCGCCTCCTTGTGTCGGATCTGATTACGCGCTCGGCGCAGTTCGATTTCGCGAGCTTCTTCTGTGATCTCCAAGGGCCGCTCCATGAGGACCATCCCCTTGCGCTCAATGATCTGATACTTGTTGCCCTCGGGCATCATTGCGGGATGGCGAGACGCCGGAACGGGTTCCCAGCCCAAGCGGGCAAGCTGAACCTGATAGGCCGGATCTTCCTGCCCCATGTTCAGCTTTCGTTTCCATTCGTAAGACCATCCATCGGGGATGTATTCACGAGGAACGTAGAAGTCGTCCATTCCTTCATCGAGGTTCCCAATATGTCCACGAAGTTCCGCTGCGCGCTTGGCGGCGCGATCACGGGGGCTTTCCTCACGCATTGCACCGCGCTCCAGTTCGCGACCTTCGCTTGGTTCCTTGACGCGACCCGCCAGAATACTGCGGGGGCGACCAACGGGGTTTGCTATTTCTTCCATTTTTTACTCTCCTAGTTGAGCTTGCCTTCTTTCTGAAGGGCAAGTTTGTTTTGGGCATATTCCTGATTGGTCATGCCCATCATCTGGGCCATTTCGCGTTCAGTTGCGGTCAATGTTACCCTGTTGGGGTTACTTCCTGTGCCATTTCCGCCGCGAGTGACGGGCGCAGCGGGAGGTGCAGACCGTCTCTGCGTAACGGTTGCCGCCCCAGCCATTGGATCGTCGTATGTGGGCTCTACACGGCGAACACGGAGCGTGTCTTCAATGGTGGCGAAGTAATCGTCCGTGTCAGGGGCAATTCCGTCAGCAAGAGCGAGATTGTGCGCCGCAATCATCTTCTGAAAAAGACGCTGATCAGTCGCATACTGCGGATTATTACGCACCCAAGCCGCTGAACGAGGCGAAAGCTGACTTGCCAGCGCCTCAACGGGGTCAACAGGCCGCTGATAGGTCTGCGGACCCTGTCTTGCCTGTGTTTCAATGGCATTTTTGCCATTTTCAAGCTGCAAAAGCCGTGCGGCATTGTCTGACATGCGCTGCTGGATCTCAGCGGCGCGATCATAGTCGCCAACAGCCATCGCATCGCGATATCCGCCCTTCAAAAACGCCGTTTCCTGCTGTGTAGAGGAAATGGCGTTGTTGATGAGGCTCAAATTTGAATTTGTAACCTCATTATTGGCGATATATTCGCGTGTTGCGGCCTCCTGCGCTCGATGTTCAGCCTGCGCACGAGCCAGTTTTTCCTGCTCAAGCTGAAATTTAAGTTCCTGAATGCCGGTTTCAGGAGAGACAGAGCGCCTTGACGGCGCATCTTCAGCTTTTACGACTTCGACTTCGGGCAATTTTTCTTTTGCCGAAGTTTCATCAATGCTGACTTCGATATTTTCGTTGTCGGACATTTTTTATCTCCTAGAAAATGGTGTCGGGGTGAGTAACGCGCCCGCGAATGACCGTATCGTCAAGCAGGCGGCACATATTTCCATTGACGGTCAGGCCCCATCCATCTGACGGGCGAAAAACAACCCAATCGTTGACTTCAACATCAACGCCATTGAACCAGTTTTTGCTGTCATCCACGAAAGCTGACGGGCCTTTTTTCAAAACGAGGCCAATTTTGCCCTGCCACTTGTCTTCCTCTCGGATGTTATTCGTGAGGATGATACCGCCAAGGGTCTGTTCAGGCCGAATATAAATTGCGACCAGAACCTGATTGTTGAACACTTCCACGTTGGAAATGTCTCCGATCTCCTTCAACAAGTCTGTCTTGGGATCGGTTGTATGCGCCATAACATATGCCATTTCAGATACCCCTCTTATCTCATTTTGTTGACGGCAGAACGCGCTTCCTCGCAAAACTCTAAAGTTCTGCGAAGACCCGTGATCTCACCGACAAGTTTCATATAGGTAGCGTAGTCAGGAACGCCCATCCCGTGACCAGCGTTTTCGTGTAGTCGCTCAACTTCTGCGACTATTAACTTTCTTAGTTCACGCTCAAACATGTCGCTATACGTTAACGTAGACATCAACCACCCCTCTGGTTGCCCTCTCCTGTTTTTGAGGTCGGCTGGCCGGAGAGGGGCCTGCCAGCCGACCTATTCGGTGAGAGAGGGCGAATCCCTCACCAAATTCGTTAATCCTTCTTCTGAGGCTCGCCGTATTCCTCAATCTTCTCAAGACGCCCCTTACCGCCGCCCGCGCCGTACCTCATCTTGGGATAGGTGCGCCCGCCTGTGGCGCGACCCTGAAGCAACTGAGCTAGTGCGGGAGGAAGCCCGGCGGGCATCCCGCCTCCGGGGGCAGGGGGAGGACCGCCAGCCGGAGGCGGGCCACCGGGAGGAGGACCGCCAGCGCCGGGAGGAGGCGCACCGGGAGGACCGCCGGGGGGTGGGCCGCCAGCGCCGGGGGGAGGACCGCCAGCGCCAATGGTGATGTTAATCTGGGTCTTACCCTTGGTACGACCGCCATCCTTGCGAGCCTTGCGGCCACCGGTCGGACGAGTGCCTTCGATTTCGCCATCGGAGACAGACATGCCAGCGCGACCACCCTTCTTCAGGCCCTTCATGGAATGCTGCTTGTCGTGCTTGTCATCCATCTTAGACGACTCCCACGCCTTCATGGACATGCCGTGCTTCTTGGCAAGCTTCTTGTCCTGAGCCTCATCCTTGGCGGAACCTTCCCACTCAGCTTTGCCGCCCTTCTTGAGGCCAATCAGACCAGAGCGAGCGGGGTTGAAGCTCATCACGCTTTTGGGAACGATGTTCTCACGGGGGTCAACGGTAAGCCCACCGTCTTCCTTCTTGGTGCGGCCACCCTTCTTCATGGGCGGGGGCATCGGAGGGCCACCAGCGCCAGCGCCTACCGGAGGCGGACCCATCGGGGCGCCTGCGCCCATCGGGGGAGCCATTGGCGGGCGAGGGCCCATCGGAGGGGCCATCATCGGGGCGGGAGGCCGCATAGGCTTCTTGCCGGTCTTGCCGCCCTTCTTAAAGCCGCCAACATGCGCGCCGCCACCAGCGCGCTCATCATTGGCTTCCTTGACGTTGCGGTTGACGTAGCTGTCCGCCGTCACCGGTTTGTTGCCAGTGCGGGGCTTGCGACCGGCATGGGAATCCGTCGCCTCGCCAGCAACTTTGCCGCCACGCTTGAAGGCGCGGGGGCTGATCGGACGAGCGCCGGTCTTGATATTGGCGTTAAGGGGCTCGGCTGGCGTGAAGCTACTCGCGTCAACTTTTCCCGCCGTGCCAGACGTGAGGCGCTTTGCCTTCGCCTTGTTGGCAGAGCGAGCCTGCTTGGATGCTTCTGACATGGTGTTCTCCTTAACCGTAGGATTTGGGGGCAAGCATAGCCTGCATCATCAACTGCTCTTGGGTAGGTTACTGTCCGTACTGGGGCTTCGGGGTATATCTTTGGCTAGGCCCCCCAGTACTGGGCTGACCTATGCTTGAACCGGGCATACCTTCGCCAGTGTACGGCTGTTGGGCGGCGGGTTGACTTGCGGCTTGAGCGCCGCCACCCTGTTGGTTCTGGGCTTGTTTGAATGCGTCAAATAGTTGGAACGGGTTTCCAGACGGTGCCGTTGGCGTCTGATTGGGGGCGCCTGACATATAGCCGGGGGTGTCATATACAGACGGCCCCGCCTGCTGGGCAGTCGCCTGCTGGCCCGCTCCACCATATTGACCAAGGCCAACCGGCTGCTGCGACCCGCCCAGAACGCCCGCACCCTGCTGTATATTGCCTAGGAACTGCTGCGGCTGGAACGGCTGGTAGCCCTGCTGTCCTTGATTGACCCGATTGTAGTTATCAAGGACGCCTTGCGGGATTTGATTACCCTGCTGATTCATGGCTCGCGACTGATCATATCCGGGCATACCTTCGCCAGTGTATGGCTGTTGGGCGGCGGGCTGGGTTGATCCACCAAGGGCACCAGTTCCTTGCTGAACATTGCTCTGAAACTGCTGTGCCGCCAACTGCGCCAACTGTGCGCCGGGCTGTGCCTGCCCCTGATTGGCTTGGTTGTAGCTATCAAGGACGCCCTGCGGGATTTGCTGGCCCATCCCAGCCTGCTGGGCAGCTTTTTGCGCTAAAAACGGAGATGGGTCGGTCAAGGCTGATTGCTGCAATTGTTGAAACCGTGCTGCATCTTGTGCTGCCATAGCCGCTTGCTGTTGTTGCTGAATCGCTAAAGGCGGTTGAAGAAACTGCCCTTGAGCGGCAAGCTGACCAAAGCCTTGTTGTCCCTGCTGGCCCCGCTGTCCATACCCGCTCTGCTGGCCGCGCTGCATGTTGAAGTGGTTGAACTGCGCCGGGGGCTGCATCGCGTACTGCTGCTGGCCATACTGCGGATAGGCGCTCTGCTGTCCGTACTGGGGCTGCGCCTGCTGCGGGGGCTGTGAAGCGCCCTTGCCGCCTGCCTGCTGCGGAGCCTGCTGCTGGGGTCGCTGCGCGGGATATGAAGCTTGCGTGGATTGAGGTCCGTAGTTATTTCCAAAGCCAGCCTGCTGGGGAGCCTGAGATGGCCCCTTGCCGCCTGCTTGCTGTGGGGCCTGCCCCTGCTGCGGAGGAGGCGTAGACGGCCCCTTGCCGCCCGCCTGCTGCGGCTGTGATTGCGGTTGCGAGACCGTCGATCCCGTTGTGCTACCCATTGCCTTAACCTTTCCTAGACGCCGACAAAGGGCGATATTGCGGAATAGTCATCAGTCCCCTCCACCCTTCAGCGGCGGTTCGTTGCTCTCAAGCCTCTGGATCATGCCGGGGTCAATGATCTGATTGACCGTCTGCATGGACTGAGGATTGGCGGCAATGTCTTCGGCCAGCTTCACGGCGGCGATGCGCTCGCGGCTCTCGCGGTCACGTTTGCGGTTAACCGCATCAAGCTCGGCGTCTTGCGTCTTCTGCGCAAGCTCCTGCTGGCGAAGCTGAAGATCCAACATATCAGCCGGATTGGGGGCATTATCCATCTGCGTCTTGGCGTTGATCTCGGCGATCTTCGCCTGTGTCAGTTGAATGTCAGCCTGCGCCTGCGCAGCCTTGATTTGCATTTCCATCGGATCAACAGGCGGTGGCGCCGCCGGACCAGTGGGCGGCGGCTGCTGCGCCTTGGCGTTCAATTCCGCCGCCTGCGCTTGCCCAACCATCTTCTTGGTATCGCTGTCCTGCTTCTTGATCAGCAAATCAGCCACTTCTTTGATGAGCATCGGATTGCCCATGATCATCGACTGAATGTCAGGGGGCGGCGAAGGCTTGGCGTAGAACTGTTCAGGATTGCTCCAGCCCATTCCCTGCAATGCGCCGGAATACACGGCCTTCTTGTCAAACAGGTCAGGCGCACCACCCATCAACTGCATCAAGCCGCTGATCTTCATCATGCGCTGCGAATGGCTCGCCGTATTGGGATCGGCCTGCGGCGTAAGCTCGTAGTCCTCAATGGCCTGCAAGAAGGTCTGCTGATCCCATTGAGCCGCAGGCTTCTTATTGCGCTGCCAGAAGCTCTCAGGGTTATCCTTGAACGTCCGCACCAGCAGCCGAAACTCTTCAGCCTGCGCCGAGTGCATCCGCTTGTGAACGGCGTTCATCACTTTCGTGGCTTGGTCGATCATTGCCAGCGTCGTGCCAACAGGCGCGTCTGCGCGCCCCTCGCCAACTTGCTGCTCGCTCGTTCCGCCGATCCGCATACCGGTCTCGGCCATATTCTGAACGAGCGACATCAAAGCGCCTGACGGCTCTTTGTAGGGAAGCGCCATTATCGCCTGATTGATCGGCAAGCCGCCAGTTTTAACAAGCGCGCCTCCGCCCGGAGGAACGCGAAAGATATTTGTATTCTGACGCGCGCCAGTGTCGGCCATGAGGAAG